CTCATCTCAATGAATACAGAGCCGAGCGATTAAAGCAACTTGGGAACGCTCTACTGCCACAGATAACATATCGTATTGGGCTGGCTATCAAACAATGTGAGGAAAACAAATGAAACCACAACAACACGCAGAACAAGCTGCGATCATTTTAAAAGATCGTGCAGACAAGCTAGGCGATTATAAGCCATTGTATAACAACATAGCTGCCAGAGTGAATCTAAGTTTGGGCAATAAACTTGCTCCTGGTAAAAAGATAACTGCTGCCGATATAACAAAAATATTAGTGGAAATGAAACTAGCTCGTATCGATTGTGGAAAGCCAGACAGCGATCACATATGGGATGCTGCAAACTATTTATTTCTATTCGGAGGATTGACAGATGAAAAGTGATTCATATAATCGAGGTAACGAGTTATGCGCTAAGAGTAGCGCAAAGCTTAGCTATACTACTAGTAGCGCTGAGAGTAGCTTTAATACAACTTCAATTTTTAAGAACTTAGCTAAGCTTACAAACACAAATTATAGATCAGCTATACGCAGAAACGAAAAGAACCCTTTTGATGAGCTAGAGCGCCGAGTTCTTTTTAAGATGCGACCCAACTATTCATTTGAAGATTTCAAGGAGATTCAGAAAGCTTTGCTGAGGATGCCGCTGCTTGATAAAGTTCAATGGCTTAAAAATACTGATGATGCTCTTAATGAAAGATAAGATTCATAGTATTACTGATATTGATGAGCTGTTTAAAGAAGCTGCTGAGACTGAAAGAAAGTTACCGGCTAGTATGAGACATCAAAAAATGGCTTCTTGGCCAGATTACGTTACTGAGTGGAGTGGTTATGGCTACAGCTCAGAAGGAGTTACCAGGCTTAAAGCTACACCAGAGCAAATTACCAGGTTAGATTTAGCTGTAGAAATTGGATTGCATAAGTTAGATACAGAAGATAGAAGGCTTATCTGGGCTGTTAGTCATAGTGCTGCATTTAGAGAGAGAGGACCTAAGTGGTCTAAGTTAGCAAAAATCCTAGGTCTACATGATCCTAGGATTGTGAAGCGAAGATATAAAGATGCTTTAGTTAATCTTTATTATAGGCTTTAAGCTGCTTCTCCCTTTAGTAGTTTAATGCTTTGCTCTAATTGACAATGTCTAGTTAACTCAATCCAAGTCCACTCCTCAATGGGCTTGGTTTCATTCATCTTTACGAACTTTAAGAACTTTTTTAAGATCTCTTTTTTATTGGGCTTCTTAATTACGCAGCTCCTTCATAGTTAACGTTTACCATTAGATCACAGACTTTTAATTCATCCCAAGCTTTTCGGCTCATTTTAAACTTAACTGTGTGAACCAGGTTCATTACTCGAACCCATTTGTATCCAACAACAGCCCAAACTAAAAAGCTTCCACATATGGGAAGCTTTGGTTCAAATAATCGTACCTTGAAAAACTTTGCGGTTTTCCAAGCTCCTTTTGGTTTCCATTTTTTCATTACTTTCATTTTATCTCCTTTGTGCCAGGCTTTTTAAGGCCAGCTAGTTTGTTAGCTATCAACTCACATATAAGCTTGATAGTTTCTGGATCTTTGCCGGTAACAGCAATGCTGTTATCGACCCAAGTTGTTTTTAGTGGTTGTTTCTTCATTGCTTCTCCTAAGCTGCCTTAAAAGTCCATTGAACTTTTGCTTGCTTGGCCATGTTGCCCGCTGCAATCCCTTTGATCTTAGTGATTAACCAATAAGCATCAGTCTCAAACCAGTTGTTAACTTCACAACATTGATACTCTAAACATTGAGCCATGTTGTATATGTCAGCATCAGTCAAAGTGTCTTTGTTATAACAGCCCATCAAGCTCTTGAACTTTCCAAGCTCCTTGATACATTCTTTAGTGAACATCAAGTCAGCTTCATCAACTTTGCCTTTGTTGTATTTATCAGCAAAGCTTTTAACATTGGCATTAGCCAGGACAGCACAGAAGTTCTCTACACCATTGAAGATTTCTTTCTTTGTCATCATGTTGTAAGCATGGCCGAAGTTGCCTGCTTTTTGAGTGTAAGCAGCAAGAGCTGCTACATGCTCTGGGTTTACTATAAATGCGCTCATCAATATTCTCCTTGGTTGTTTCTTATATAACTAATATAATACACATGACGTTAAACGTCAATAGGTATGATTAAATAAATATAAATTAAGTTTATTTTAATCATTAGCCTTGACTGAATGTTCCCAAAATAGTAGGGTTTTTATTAAGCTCAGAGGAGCTAACCGGATTAGGAACAATAGTATTAATCCAATCCTCTCAGTTCATTAAAATCCTTACAAATAGTCTAGCTTCTTCATGAGCTAGGCTATTACTTTAAAGGCGAAACTAAGCTGATGGCTAAACTAAGAGTAAATAAAACGCAGATGACTGAGATATGCGAAAGTATAGCTGAAGGTATTAGTTTGACCAGGATTTGCACCCAAAGTAAGCATTTACCTTCTTGGAGGACTGTTTTAAGGCATGTTCAAGAGAATGAAGAAGCTTACTCTTTATATAGACAAGCCAGAGTTCTTCAATGTGAAGTGATGCGAGATCAGATCATAGATCTAGTCGAAGCTCCGCTGCCTACCGATCCGAAGCTGGCAATGGCTGAGGTTCAGAGAAGAAGGCTGGAAGCCGATCATAAGGATAAGCACATAAGGCAGATGCAGAGTAGCGGACTAAGAGATAAGCCAGAAGATAAGGGAACAGCTCAAGGTCAGATTACGTTGAGTTGGCAGAATGGAACAGTAGAGACTTTGTAGTCATTGCTGTGATTTGTCTACAATCATGGCAGTATTCACGCACACGAGATTAATAATAGTAATGCAACACACAATCATTATCATTTAGAATTAATTACCTGGTTTCGTAATCAATAACGTAACCAATGAGCTGTGATCTATGCTGCAGTTAGAATCCATACGAGATTTGATAGCGTAAGATGGGGTGGCAAAAATATTTTTATACCCCCCATACCCCCCAAGCGATCGGGGCGCTTTTCTATACCATAATATATCCTTGCTTAGGAGTGTCTGACACATGAACATTGAGATACCTTACAAGCCAAGGCCTCTCCAAGCAAAGCTACACGCTGAGCTAGATAAGAAACGCTGGGGTGTAGTTGTATGCCACAGACGATTTGGCAAGACTGTGATGGCTATAAACCATTTGCTGAGGGCAGCAATACTGAACACAAAGAACAACCCTAGATACGCTTATATAGCGCCAACTTATCGACAAGCTAAGATGGTTGCCTGGGCGTATTTGAAAGAGTTTGCTGAGAAAGTGCCTATGGTATCTTTCCATGAAACTGAGCTTAGATGTGATCTGCCGAATGGTGCAAGAATACAGCTCCTGGGTTCTGAAAATATTAATTCGCTGAGGGGAATTTACCTTGATGGATGCTGTATAGATGAAATGGCTGATATCCCGGAGAGTTTATTTCCTACAGTTTTAAGACCAGCTTTGTCTGATCGGAAGGGGTGGGCTTTTTTTATTGGAACGCCTAGAGGACATAACGCCTTTTATGATCTTTATGAAGCGGCTACGAATAGTGATGATTGGTTTACCAAGGTTTATAAGGCAAGTGAAACTGAGATTGTTGATGAGGAAGAATTAGAAGCGGCTGAATCTATGATGAGCGCTGACCAATACGCCCAGGAATTTGAATGTTCATGGGTGGCAAATGTACCAGGAACTATTTTTGGTAAGGAATTACAAGCGGCTCAAGAAGCTGGCAGGGTTGGAAACGTTCCATATGACCCAGCTCATAGAGTTGATACCTGGTGGGATCTAGGAATAGGGGATAGCACCGCTATTTGGTTTACCCAGAATGTAAGTAGGGCAGTTCATGTTATTGACTATTATGAAGCAAGGGGTGAGGGGCTTCCCCATTATGCGAAAATACTTGCAAATAAAGATTATGTTTATGGCACTCACAATGCGCCGCATGATATTGAAGTTAGGGAACTTGGAACTGGCAAAAGCCGCCGAGAGATTGCCTATGACCTTGGGATCAACTTTCGGGTTGTTCCAAAACTACCTATTGAAGATGGTATTCATGCTGCACAGATGCTTATATCACGCACTTGGTTTGACCAGGACAAATGTAAAGTCGGACTCGAAGCGCTTAGGCATTACCACAGAGCCTATAACGAAAGATTACGGACTTTTAGAGCCACTCCGGTACATGATTTCTCAAGTCATGCGGCGGATGCCTGGAGGTACTGTGGAGTTGGAATTAAAGAAAACAAAAGTTTCGAAAGGCCGCCGCAAGAAATAGCGGATAGTTCATATAATGTTTTTGGAGTTGCTGTCTAATGTCGTTTTTATCACCTAAAGTTCAAGCACCTCCTCCAGTTGAATCTGCACCGCCACCGCCACCAGTTGTAAAACCCAACACAACAATCCAGGCGGAATCCGATAGAAAAAGAACTGACCCTAAGAAAAAATCTAGGAAGAAAACTATTTTAACTGGACCTACTGGAATGATTGAAGATGAAGAAATAACTTATAAATCTTTATTAGGATCTTAATAAATGGGAGCTGAAACAAGCGATCCAGGCAATCAAGATACTGTTGACCAAATGGAAGAAGAAAACGCTATAGCTGGAATGACAGCGGCTCAAAGTCAAGATCAGATGTCGGAAGCTGGATTAGCTTCTGGCTTTGGTGATTACGCTGGTAGTTCAGCTTTATCCGATCAGATGAGTGGCAGTATAACTGGCAGCCATATTACAGATGCTTTAGTGCCAGGTATAGGAACGTTAAGCTTAGTGTCTTCTTTGTC